GCAAAGACATGATAGTATATTATATAAAAGAGCATCTTATTATGTAGATCATGGAGGACTGAAAATAGAGAAAGGATTTAAAAGCGAGATAATAGGAGTATCATTAAAAAACAACTGGAATAAAGCTCGTGGTAAGAGAGGTAAGTTATTGATATATGAAGAAGGTGGGAAGTTCCCTAATCTTCTTAGTTCATGGAACATGAGTTTAAAATCTATGCAGCAAGGCCGATTAACGCATGGTTTGCAAATATGTATGGGGACCGGTGGAACAGAAGGGGAAGACTTTATAGGACTTGAACAATTATTCTACGAAGGTGGAGCATGGAATGTTCACCAGGTAAAAAACAAGTGGGATGAGGGAGTACAGAATTCTAATTGCGGACATTTTGTTTCCGTAGAGCAGAATATGGAAGGGGCTATGGATAAGGATGGAAATAGTCTTTATGACATATCATCAGCTCTTGTAACCAGGCAAAGAGATAAAGTTATTAAAAATACGAAGAACCCGGAAGCCATTGTTCGATTTATAGCAGAAGAACCCCGTACTCCGCAGGAAGCCGTTATGCGTATAGGAGGAACAATATTTCCTATTAATGATCTAAAAGCACACAGAAATTACTTACAGGCTAATCCGGAGAAATTTGAAGAAACAGAATATATAGGAGTATTGGATATTGATCCTGAAACGGAAAAAATAAAATGGAAACCAGATAATTCTGTAAGGCCGATACGTAAGTTTCCGGAAATGGATAAACATTACCTGGAGGGAGCTATAGTAATCTATGAGCATCCTGTATTAAATCCTGATGGAACTATTCCATATGGCATATATATAGCAGGTAATGACCCGTATGATCATGACGAGAGCACTACTGACTCATTAGGATCTACATTTATCTTTAATCGTCTTACACAGCGTATTGTAGCTGAATATACAGGGAGACCTGCAACGGCTAATGAATATTATGAAAATGTCAGGAGATTATTAATATATTATAATGCAAGGTGTAATTATGAAAACAATCTTAAAGGACTTTTTACGTATCTTAACAATAGGCATAGTGCTCATTATTTGTGCGATATTCCTCGTCTTGTTGCCGATAAAATATATGATAAATCACTTCTTAACAGGGGTAAAGGGACTCCTGGCACGGAGCCGATACAGAAATGGGGGAGGGAGTTAATACTTATATGGTTAACTACACCGGTGGAGAAAGGCAGTGAAATATTAAATCTCCATAAGATACGGTCAATTCCTTTATTGCAGGAGTTGATTTACTGGAATTCAAAAGGTAATTTTGATAGGATTTCGGCATTGCAAATGTTAATGATCCTTAATGAAGACATGCAACATATACAAGTTGATGAAGAATTTAAGCCGCATAAATTAGTATCCCCTTTCTTTGCACGCATGGAGATGTTCAAGGAGAAGTTACAGGAGAAAAATGACCCCTTTGCATCTATAAGTAAAAGGTATGAATTAGAAAAAAGAATTATAAAATTATAAAGCCATGCAAACATTAATTTATCAATTTCCTGCGCAAAAGAAAACACTTGCAGAAAAAACTGATGACTGGGCAAAGCAGTGCATAGAATCATGTATTAGTATTACTACTGGGGATACAAGTAAGATCCGAAAATCCCGGGTACAAAAGAAACTTAACTATGATCTTATTAATGGGATTATGGATGAGTCGGACATCGAAAAGGCATTTAACCCTATGGGGATACGTGGTGTAGCATTTCCGGCCAAAATACAAAATTATCCTATTGAGATTTCAAAATTCAATGTGTTAAAAGGAGAAGAATCCCGAAGAAGGTTTGACTGGAAGATACGATGTGTGAATAGTGATGTGGTGAGCCAGAAAGAATTTATTATGCAACAGCAAATATATAATGCTATTGTAGATGAATTAGTAAGTGAGCAGTATGATGAAGACATGGCATCCCGTAGATTAAAGCAATTACAGCATTACCATCAATATACATATCAGGACTATTCCGAAACCATGGCTCATAGGATCATGGATTATTTTTGGTACACACAAAAATTAAGAAATACATTTTCAGATACATTTTATGATGTATTGCTGGGTGCAGAAGAAATATTCTGTTGCGAGATATTGCACGGTGAGCCTTCATTAACAAGAAAGAATACATTAAATATTTCCACATTTGGAATGGGCGATGATTATAAAATTGAGAACTCTACAATTATTGTTGATGATGGATATTATCCTATAGGTAAAGTAATAGATGACTATTGGGATGTACTTGATTCTTCAGAAGTAGATAAATTAGAGGAAGGGGGAAGGCAAAATCGGTATTGGGGGGAGAAGGTATTACCAGGCCCTATAGATCCGGCAGCAGAATCTCAATATATGGCAAATTCACAGCTTATAACAGTAGATGGTAATGACACATGGAATTATGGTGGATATTTTGACAATGACGGCAATATACGTGTAACAAAATGTATATGGCAAAGCATGAGGAAAATTGGAGAACTTACATATTTTGATCCTGATGGCAATGAACAGAAGACTATCGTAGATGAGAGATTCCCTATTAAACAATTTGAAAGTCTCGGATGGCATATTAAATGGTATTGGATAAAAGAATGGTGGAGAGGAGACAAAGTAGGAGTAGATATGTTTAAGAGAATAGGCCCATTACCGCGAATAGGAAGCAAGATGTCTAATCCTTCATTCTGCCTTCCGCCTTACGTGGGATCAGTATATAATATAGGAGGAGGACAAGGAGTATCATTAATGGATAGAGTAAAGCCATATAAGTATTTATATAATGTATATATGCGAAGGACAGAACTTGCTTCTGCCAGGAATAAAGGAGTAATAGCAGAGTTGGATCTTGCAGAAATACCTGATGGGTGGGATGAGGAATTGGTAATGATGTTTGCCGAGGCAAACGGATATATGATTAAAGATTCATTTAAGGAAGGGAAAAAAGGAATAGCACAAGGAAAGCTTATATCAACTCTTAAACAAAGAGGAAGTGATGTGCTTAATCTTAATAGTGCAGATGTTATTCGAGCTAACCTTGAACTTGCCAGATATGTTAAAAATGAATTAGGAGAGATAGCAGGAATAACACCACAAAGAGAAGGTCAAATAGATAACAGAGAAACTTATGGGGGTGTAGAGAGAAGTGTTACTCAAAGCTCACATATAACAGAAGAATGGTTTCGTCTGCATGATATAACAAAGATACGTGCCATGGAGTTGCTTATGGAAACAGCTAAATATGCATGGAAGAATTTATCCGGAGACGCGGCAAAGAAACTTCAATATGTAGATGATGGATTAATAACTCATCTGTTTACAGTAGATGGAAGGCAGTTTGCAGAATCAGAATATGGGTATTATGTATCCGATGGACAGAATGATACCGAATTGGTACAGACAATTAAACAACTTGCTCTTACGGCAATGCAAAATGATAAAGCAACATTTAAAGATATCTTTACTATATACAGAGATACTTCTGTCAGCGGGATGATACGTAAGTTGGAAGATAGCGAAGAGAGACAGATACAAAGGGAAGATGATGCCCGCAAGGAGCAACTTGAGTCTCAGGAAAGAGCAGCACAGGCATTACAACAGGTAGAGACAATGAAGATGGAACAAGAGTTCCGTATAGCACAGAATAAGTTGGATGCAGAATTATACATGAAAGAAATGGAGTTAGATGTGCGACTTATGGAGATAGAAGCACAAGCCACTAATGCCGCTGAAGAAGAAAAACAAAAAGCTGATGTTGAAAAATTACGTATGCAATTAGCACAGAAAAGAGAAGAAATGAAAGAGAAGTCAAAACAGTTTTACGATAAGCTCGAACAGGACAGAAAGCTTATGGAGAAACAAATGTCTTCTAATGAAAAGATAGCTAAATCAAGGAGTTCGGCAAAAACTATAAAAAAATAATTTATAAAAATAATTTTTATATTTTCTCTATAAAATGGTAAACTTTTAGTGTTGTTACAAAGGTGAATGCCTTGTATTGTTTCTATGTATTATTTAATATTGTATTAATCTAAAGGAGGTAAAAATGACAAAACAGCAGCAATTGACTGACAATCTTTTTGGGGACATAAATATAGATGACCTCGAAAATCAGTTGATTACCGTTGATGTTCCAGAGGACGAAACTGTTCTTAATGAACTTAATGGTGATCCTGCCAAAGGGACTGGAGACCCCGATGGTGATAAAAACAAAGGGCAGCCAAAGCCCGTGAAAAAAGAAGAAGATCTTATCATTGTGGATAAAGAGGAAGATGCAGAAGACGAAGATGATAAAGATAAAGATACTACTATTAAAAAGCCGACAGATGCAAAGGGAGGGGGTACGCCTGATCCAGAGAGTGATTCTCCTGTATATCTCCATGCTGCGGCTCTTAAAGAAAATGGCGTACTTCCAAACTTTGACCTGGATGGGATTAAGGATATTGAGCCTGAACAGGCTATATTAAAAATTAACGAGCATATTCAATCACAAATTGATGCAAGCATCAAAGAAGGTGTTGAGCATTATAAGTCTACCGTAGGAGAAAGGGCTCTTAATTTTATTAAAAGTCTTGAAGAAGGAATTCCTTTTGAGGATCTTGCGGAAAACTATACACTGGAAGAAAGGTTTGGAAATATCAAAGCAGATAATTTAGCTGAAAATGAAGAATTAGCCGAAGCTGTGTACAAAGATTATTTATTTATGAAGGGATTTACTGATGCTAAAGTTAAAAAGTTTGTTGATACGGCTAAGGCTAATGATGAACTTGTACAGGAAAGCGTTGAAAGTCTTAAGGAAATACAGTCAATGATTATCGAGGAGCGTAAGCAGATAAAAGCTAATGCCGAAAAGGAAAAGGCCGAACAAGAAGCGAAAAATGAAAAGATAAAAGCCGATATTGAAAAGACTGTTAATTCAGTAAAAGAAATCCTTCCAGGGTCAGACGTAACGGAACAG